TGCTTGATGGATGTCAAGCATAAAGTGTAGGTTTTTTGAAAAAAGATAAATCACTTAGAATCCTCTACTACACCATAGATCGTTCTCAGCGGGTCGCAGACCTGTTTGAACCGATCCGCCGGGCGATCGGGCAGATTGCCGAGGTGACGACGACCACCCGGACGCTCGACAAAACGGCCGGTATTGTGTGCCAAGAGACGACGCTCAAGGGCCGCAAGCTCCGTCCGATGGTCAACCCGGACATAGCAAACGAGTATGACGTGGTGATCTGCGATGCAATGTACGCCTTCCTAAACGAGAGGTGGGAGAAGGTGACAGTCCCGAAGGCGGTCTATTGGGGCGACTGCCACGGCAAGATGGTCGCCCACTACATCGGCCGGGCATACTACGATTTCGATTTCAGCATATTCATGCCCAATTATCATACGGCGGCGTCAGAACATCTGCCATACATCTTCGATCGCGAGGTGATCTGGACACCGTGGGCCTTCGATCCGGAGGTGTTCAGGGACTACCATGACATCAAGCGGTTCCCTCTCCTTGTCACGGGGGTGATCAACACATCCGTTTATCCTGTCCGCTCTCGCGTCCATGCGGCGTGCTCAGGGCGATCTTGGTGTTCTGTGATACGGAGGCCGCACGAGAACGACTTAGGCGATCGCTGGCCCTGTGGCGCGGACTACGCCAGCCTTCTGTCGTCCGCCCGCATCGCCGTCGCGTGTTCCTCGATCCACCGGTACCTCGTGAGTAAATACTTCGAGATACCGGCTTCCGGCGCGATGCTCCTTGCAGATGCTCCTCAGGAACTGGCCGATCTCGGGTTCGAGCGTAACATCCACTATGTCGAGCCGCCACCAAAGGCGGGTCCCTTCCTTGCGGATTGGGTCGAGGAGCTTCTTAGGGACTCGTGGGTCGAGACAGTCGCAGAAAATGGGCACCACTTAGCGCACGAAAGGCATACTATCCACCATCGCGCCCGAGAAGTAGTTGACAACCTCAGGCGGATAACCGTATCTTTATCCTCAAGGGGGTCGTCATGAAGGTCGTTATTGCTGGCATCGAAGGATACCTCGGCTGGAGTCTCGCCGTCCACCTGTCCGATCAGGGGCACGAAGTCGCAGGGTTTGACTCGGGCCTCCGGCACAATCTTGTGATATCCGCGGGATCCGCCTCCGGCATCCCGATCTCGTTGGCGTCCGATCGAGAACGGGCCCTCCTCGACAACTTTGACAACCGAGTGCTCCTCCGCCAACTAGACCTCGCAACAGACCTCGGATACTACCTTCTGCACGATCTCCTCGCATGGTTCCAGCCTGACGCGATCGTGCATTTCGCAGAGATGCCCTCCGCACCTTACTCGATGATCGGCCGAGAACAGGCGATCACGACACACAGCAACAACCTCAACGGCACCATCAATATGATATACGCCATTCGCGACGCATGTCCCTACGCGCACCTGATAAAGCTAGGGACGATGGGTGAATACGGTACGCCCGGAGTGCCGATCCCCGAGGGAGTGTTCCCGTCAGAATCGCGGTGGGTCGACGACGCCGGTTGCGAGTATGATATCTCAGGCACCAACTTCCCACGGAAGGCCGGGTCCTGGTATCACCAGACGAAGGTGCATGGCACCCATAATGTAGACTTCGCGTGCCGGATGTGGGGCCTCCGGGCAACGGACATTATGCAGGGAGTCGTATACGGGACGAAGATCGAGGCGATGGAGGGCGACCCCCGCCTGAATACGAGATTCGATTTCGACGAGACATTCGGGACGTGCATTAACAGGTTTTGCGCTCAGTCCGTAATCGACCATCCCTTGACGGTATACGGGGAGGGCGGCCAAACACGCGGGTACCTGCCCCTTCGAGACTCTATGAGGTGCGTAACCCTAGTTATCGAGAACCCGCCGGATGAGGGCCATTACCGCGTGTTCAATCAGCTTGCGCGGCTGCACTCGGTCAGGGATATCGCAGAAACCGTCCTTGCGGCTGCCCGTCGCCGGGGTCTAGAACCTCAGATACAGACATATGAAAACCCTCGCATCGAGGAGGAACAGCACGAATACGACGTTGCGACGGACGGCCTCCGAGAGATCGGTTATGAGCCGTCCGACGATCTGCCCGAAGATGCCCTCGCGATGATTGGAGACCTGATAGAACACCGGGACATCATCCAGCAATACATCTCATCCATTGCCCCAAGGACACTGTGGAAGCATGATCGACCTCGTAACCTTATGCGTAAAGTCGTTTGAGCGGCCGGAATGCCTGTCCCGCCTACTGGAAAGCATCACGGAGTATTACCCGGACCTACCCGTTCTCGTCGCTGACGACTCCGAAACGCATCCGGACGTTCCGCTCCCGGCTAGGCTTTTGCGACTCCCTTACGATACCGGCCTTTCAGAGGGGCGAAATATCCTCCTACAGCATGTGGAGACACCCTACTTTGTCCTTCTCGACGACGATTTTATCTTTTGCGAACAGACACGACTTGAGCTCCTTCTGCCCCTCGTTGCCTCCGGCGCGGTCGATATCCTCGGAGGAGATATCATCAGCAACGGTAAGTCGATGCGATACCACGGGTGGTTGTGGATACACGGCACGACCCTATACCACAAGCACCGGAAAGTCAACGGGTCACCTGTCCTCTGCGACTTAATAATGAATTTTTTCCTTGCCAATACCGACACAGTTCGTAATGTTGGTTGGGACCCGGAGCAGAAGATGTTCGAGCACCAGGATTTTTTTCTCCGATGTAAAGATGCAGGTCTCCGCGTCGGATTCTATCCGGGATGCGGAATCATACACGATCCGATCCGGCCTCCCGAGTACGCTTCGATCCGATACCCGAAGGCGAGGGAGTGCCACAAGCGATTCATGAAAAAGCGCAGCCTGACACAGATCGTCGGGTCAGTTACTCACTGAGGGAGGATCCATGGCTAAAGAGCATAACAATATCCCGCCCGGCAACCGTCCGGGAGGGAAAAAGCCTCTCAGGATTAGCGAGTCCACGGTCACTGTGTCCATAGTTGTCAATGACGACGGGTCACAGGAGATCGACGTGCGCGGACCGGAAAACAAATTGGCCGTGCTCCATATCCTCCTGACGGCTCAGTCGATCACGTTGGCCGAGTATAACAAGGAGGTCCAGGTCGAGAAGGAGGCCGCAAGGATTATTCATCCTACCGGCATGGACATCCTCTCGATAGGGAACTAGTTATGGCGATCACGATACCTGTCACCGGCTATTGCGTCATCGCTGACGTGGAGGCCAAGCTACAGCACCCAAAGGACCTGACTTCCTCGACGACGCCCACTGAAGCTCAGGCAGAGGCGTGGATCACCGAGGTATTCGACGAGATCAACGCGATGTTGTCGCGTGCTGGATACCACGTTCCGATGACCATCACCAGAGCACAATACAACTCCACAGGGACGTTGGTATCCAGTGTCGCGCAATTAGCAGGAGATCAGGAATTTACGCTCACCGCGACGACGCTAACGGGGTCTATCACGCGAGGAACGACCCTGACATTCGACGGAGATTCACAGGTATACACCGTGATAGAGACGGCAGAGATTGGTGACGGAGACCTCGTGGACCTCGCGATTGTTCCGCCCCTCCGCAAAGCGGTCGCGGCGAGTGCGACGGTCACGATTACGCAACGCCTTATCGCGGCGGAGATACTCAAGGGTCTCAACTCCGATAAGGTCGCGGGTCTATGCGAGTCTACATTGACGATGGCAGGGGGCGACGGCGAGAACGCCAACGCTACGGTCCTCATGGAGCGGTTCAAGGAGAAGATGGAGTCGATTGAGGGTGGCCGCCTTACGCTCGTGGGGGCCCTCCGCGACCATCAACGCTCCCCGATCGGTCACGTAAGGCTAGAGCAACGAGGATAGTATGGCCGCGACCCCAACATCTGCGATCGAGTTTGATGTCACGGTAGAGGGCCTCGATGAGCTAGAGGACCTGTTCGTGAAGCTCCGGGCGCGTCTGGCGGCACCGTTTAAAGACGTGGGTCTGGCGCGGAGACTCAGGAAAAAGTATACTGACAGAGTCAAGGAGGCGTACAGGACCCAAGGTTCAATATATGGCGGATGGGCACAACTCTCTCCCACGTATGCAGCGTGGAAGTCTCAGCACTTTCCGGGTAGGCCGCTTCTTGTACTGACGGGCCAGATGGAGCGCGAGACGACAAGGCCTTCCGAGAGCAAGTTCGTATACAAGCGGACGGACACAAAGATCACTCTCGGCAGCTCGAATAAGCTGGCCGCGCGCCATCAGGCGGGCGCACGGAAAACAAATCTACCTGCCAGACCTCTGTTTATCCTTGACGGCCGGTTCAGTGCCTCGATCGTGAAAGAGACCTCCGAGCAGATATTCAGGGGTATATGATATGGCCGGAGACAGAAATCCAGAGTCCGCTATAAACGCGATCATCTCGGAGCTAGGCGATAACCTCGCAGGGTACATGACCACGATCGATGGAGAATGGTCCGACACGATCACCCTCGAAGACATTGCCGATTACTACCGTGGCCCCCTTCGATCGTATCCCCGGTATCCTGCCGCCGTGGTGGTTGCGGTGAACACCGAGCACCCGGCGACATGGAGGTCTTACAGGATGCAACGCACGGTCCTGATGATCGAGGTTATCATCCGATCCCGCGAGAACCTGTCCTATCAGTCCCGCGACATAGGGCCCTCGGAGGTAGCTAATATAAAGATTAAACGGACGTGCGACTCGATCCTCCGGACGATCCAAGCCAACGACCAGCTTACACGCTCAGGCGTGGACTACGTCGACATTATCAATGTCACTGATATTGAATATTCTGAAACGATAGGTATCCCCGGCAACGCCGATCTGTTTGAAAAGCGCGGCGTGATCTCCCTGGAAGCACTCGCAGACCCGCTCACATAACCACGTAAGGAGAGACTCATGGGCGTCAATCAGTTTCAATATGGCGACGACGTACAGGGATACGTCAAGCTAGAGTCGACATTCGGAACGGCCGTCAAGCCTGTTGGCACTGATGCGTTCCGGGCACTCGACATGAGCATGGGGCAGGAGTCCGACCCGCAAGATGCGTTGGATCACGGGAAGACCCGGTCCTTTATGGAGTCCGTCCAAGGCAGGACACCGGTGCAGCCGTGGAGTGCAACGGTCATTCTCAGACCCTCCGGATCCCTTGGTGTGGCCCCCGATTTCGGAGAGCTCCTCAAGCTTGCATTCGGGACCGAGACGGTCGTCGGATCAACGTCCGTGGCCTACACCCTGTTGCAGGATATGACCGGGTTGTACGCCTCGATATATAAGGGATTGACTACGTCGCAGGAGGGAGTATACTCCGCGATCGTCCAGACCCTCTCGATAGATTGGGCGGGCGACGGATTCATAACATTCACATTCTCGGGCGTAGGAGCAAACTTCCTACAGGCGCACCGTGAACAGGCGAACGGCGCGGGATCGGGAGCAACGGCCCTTGTTGTCGACGATGCTGATTTCTTTACGAAATACGGCGTGATTCAGAACATCACCGGCTCAGACGATAACTCGAGCGCCGGTTATCAGGTCACGGCGATCGATCACACGACTCAAACGCTTACCCTCGACTCGGCCGCTTCGTGGTCTGACGACGATAACTGGGGTGCGTTCCTCCCGACCGGGTCGTTTGCAGGGGATCCTCTGTACGGCACGATCGGGCAGTTCTCCCTAGATGGCGACTCAACCACCGTCAAGAACGTGTCTGGAAACATCACGATTAACACCGGCCTTGATATCCTCAACCGTGAAGCAGGTACCACGGAGGGCGCGGACGTGATTATGACCGGGCGGCGTGAAGTCACCGGGAACATCTCGATGCTTGTTAAGGAGACGGAGGGATACATTCAGTCGCACGCGAGGCGTAAGGTCGCTCAGGATATGGTCGTCACCCTCGGAGACACAGCAGCAAAGAGGATAGCGTTTACTATGTCCAACTGTGAGCTACGACCGGCCGCGCAAACCACTCCGGACACAGGCCCCACGGAAATCTCTCTCGGATTCAAGGCGTATGGGACCTCTACCGGCGAGAACGAGATTTCTGTCCTGATGAACTAGCAGGATGTCGTTCAGATACCCTTTCAGGAGGCGACAGCTCATGGAGTTAGGACGATCCCCATTTACCTACATCCCCACATGGAAAGGCAACGATGAGTTGCCTCCCGAGGAGCGGCTGTCTGTCGAAATACTGCCGTTCCGAGGGATCGACCTCTATACCGCCGATGAGGACGAGGACGCCATAAACGCTTGGGCAGAGAAGGAGCTTAAGCCGTACGCGCCGGAGGGGTCACAGGACGACCTCCTCAAGGCGGGTTTTGGAGTCCTGTCGCTCATCAAGCAGTTGGTAGATCATACGCAGAACTGGAAAAACTTTGTTTTCGATGGAAAGGTGGAGACGGAGCCCCGAACGATCTGTCTCCGCCTCCCCGCCCCCATTGGTCAGGATCAGAGCCGCAACCTCTTGCTAGAGATCAACAGGGCGATCACAGAGACATCGAACATGACGGAGGATGAGATAAAAAACTACGTCGGGCCGTCCGATGGTTCTCCTATCCAGGAAAGCACAAGTGCCACCTCTGCACCCGAGGCGGCCAACGGCCAATCGCCTGCGGACATCCCGCAGGAGCAGACCGAGCTTTCCGTATAGGGGAGGAGTTGTACGAGTCGTGTCCGGCCCTGACCATTGAGCCTAAACATAACAGATACTACGGATTATACCGGATCATTATGCACCCGAGAACAACTGTAAATCTTACCGAACGGATGTCGATCCCGCTGCAAGTCCTGGAGGCGATGGACGTGATCGAACACGAATTATCGACACTGAAGCGCGAAGGGGCCCTCGATGGCTGATATCCAGCAAAAACTAACTGTCCTCTTCGAGTCGCAGAACAAGACCGGAAAGGCGTTTCAGGATATACGGCGCGACTCCGAAAGGAGTCTCGGTGCTCAGGGACTCACTAAGCACGCGACGGCAGCCAAGACCGCCCTTAAGGGTCTGGCCGTGGCTGGGATCGCCGCCGCTGGCGCGGCGCTTGTGGGCGCGATCAGGACGACGGCGAACTACGAAAAGGCCATGAGCAAGGTCCTTGCCGTCACAGGGGCCAGTGCTGACGAGTTTAACAAGCTCAAAGTTGCCGCCCGAGACATGGGGTCCACAACAAAGTTCTCCGCGTCACAGGCCGCGGAAGGCCTCACGTTCCTAGGCATGGCCGGTCTGTCAGTCGATCAGGCATTGACGGCCCTCCCTCAGACACTCAGCCTTGCTGCTGCCGGAGGCCTAGAACTCGGGGCCGCTGCCGATATAGCCACTAACATCATGTCCGGCATGGGACTCCAAGCGGAGGACCTGGAGCACGTTGTAAACGGCCTCGCTGTCACAGCGTCTAACTCGAATACTGACGTAGAGGGCCTCGGAATAGCCTTCTCGTTCGCTGCTGCCGGTGCAAAGGCCGCCGGAGTGGATTTCGATACGGCCTCTGCCGCGATGGGCCTTATGGCAAGCGCCGGTATACAGGGCGCTCGATCTGGTACAGGCCTTCAGGCGGTATTGACTAGGGTACTCAAGCCGACGAAACAGGCGCGGGACGTGATGGATCAATACGCCCTTAGTCTGACAACGGCAGAGGGCGAAGCCAAGCCCCTTGTCGAGATCGTCGCGGAGATGGAGCGGGCGCAACTGTCCGCCAAAGACTCCCTTGTATTGTGGGGTCAGGTGGGTGGACGTGCGATGTCTGCGTTGGTGGGGGCAGGATCGAAACAACTCGCAGACTTCACCGCGAAGATCAAAGACTCCGACGGCGCGGCTAAGACTATGGCGACGACGATGGAGGATAACCTCATCGGTTCCACGACGCGCTGGAAATCGGCGATCGAGGAGCTAGAGATCACTATGGGGGAACAGCTTACGCCCTCCCTCGCGGTCCTTGTCGAGAACGTCCTCATACCCTTTACCGGGACACTGGCAACGGTGGCCGGTGGATTCGCGGACATAACAATAGCGGCTAAGAGCTTTAAGTCGTGGCTAGATACCACCGGCGGTAGTATGAGCGAATGGGCTACATCTGTCCAGAACTCCAAAATTTTCGCTCCTGCGTCGGCCTTCTCCGGGTGGATTGATGGGCTGATGGGCATTAACACAGAGGTTACGAAAGTAAAGAGCACCATAACCAAGACGGGTAAGGTGGTCGATACCAACCTCAGCTCGGAGGCGTTCTCAGGAAAGCTCAAGGGCACCGCCAACGTAGTCAAGTTAGAGCTCATCGACCCACTAGAGGAGGTGGGCCGCAAGCTCCGCAATATACCGCTCATAGCCGACGATGAGTTGTCAGAGTTCGAGGAGCTGGTTGAGAATGTAGACCTCTCCGACGTGCCCCTTGAGCTACCCTTAGAGCCCCTCGACATGGATGACATAAAGCAGGTCCTGCCTAAACCCGACGTGTTCTCAGGGTGGGTCAATGGGCGCTTCAAGAACGCTTTCGAGGACGGCCTCTCCACACTGATACAGACGGGCGATTTCAAGGGGTTCCTCGGGTCGATCGGGCAGACGATCGTTGGAAGCGTCGCCGACGGTATGGCGTCGGTCATCACCAACGCCCTGTTTAACGTGTTCCAAAAAGGCATCAACGACATGGGTCCTCTGAACTTCGGTAGCATCTTTTCGAAGCTAGGGATCGGCGGGACAAAAAAGGCCGTCGCTTCTACTGTAGGTAAAGGAACGGCCGTGGCGACGGGTACAGCAGCCGGAACCGTTGCGACGGGCACCGGAACCGTGGCGACGGGTACAGCAGCCGGAACTGTTGCGACGGGCACCGGAACTGTGGCGACGGGTACAGGAGCCGGAACCGTGGCGACGGGCGGAGGCGGAGCGGCAGGCGCTGGGGCCGCAGGAGTTGCTTCGGTCGTGATACCGGTAGGGATTGGTGCAGGTATTTTGATGACTATGGGTTTTGGACAAATGCTTTTTGGCAGAGACGAAACAAACCGGCTACAAACGGGGCACAAAGGAACAACGAGTGAGTTAGGTACGGACATGCTACCCGAGACGGAGAGCCAATCAGGAGAACTTGGTGGCGGTGGTCCGGGTGGTCTGGGTGGTGGAGGTTCGGGTGGCGGAGGGCCAGCGGCTAGTAAGCCGTCTGTGTCCGGGAAGCCCGTATCCAGGACGAGCGTAATCAACGCGGTACTCGCTAGAGCTAAGAATAAGTTTGGTATGAACTCTCCTCGGTACCTGAAGGTTGCCCGGTCCCTCTCCGGTCAGATGGACTTCACGCAGGGCCTCATTAATCAGGGTACGCCACAAGCCTCAATCGTATCTCAGCTCATTGGTATCGCACGAGGAGACACCGGCGTACCTTACTTCCAAGCCGGGGGTTTCGTGCCGGGTCCACAAGGTGCACCGGCGCTGATCATGGCGCACGGAGGAGAACGTATTACCCGCGCTTCACAGGCGGGCGGTGGGCAGATGGACGGTGCAACGGTGATCGTAGTTAATGCTCAAATGTCAGCAGTCAACACACGGGGGATGCGGGAGTTGGTAGAGCACGAGTTGGGCGACCTCATCGCTGAACGTCTCCGGAGGGACTCCGAGGACGGGCGGACGGTCATATTCGACTCGGGCGTTTCGACCCCGCCACTAACATGAGACTGACATATAATTTCGATACGTGGGACGGTGCGACCATTACAAGCTCTTCCGAGGCCGCTACGGACCTCGGGGACGACAACGTGGTGGACTATCAACCGTCGAAGATATGGCGGACGAACTCAGCTCAAGCCGAGTGGATCAAATTCGATCTCGGGGCCGCGACGCTGCTTACCTGCCTCGGCATGTTCAATTTCAACCTCACAGAAACGGCGACGGTCACGCTCGAAGCGCACGCCTCTGATTCTTGGGGAGCTCCCTCATTCTCCGAAGTCCTGGCCGTCGCCACTGACTCCGATTCGGTCGTATATAAAAAGTTGATATGGTTTGGGAGCGAGACATACCAGTGGTGGAGGATCACCCTCGACGACTACCCCGCCAACACGGACAACTACCTTCAGATCGGCCGGATCGCGGCCGGTGCATATTATGAGCCGTCCCGGAATATCGCGGACAACTACGCGTTTACCCCCAACGACCCGTCTGAGCGGGAGAGGGTTCCTGGGGCATTTACCCCCTCACGATCGAGAGGCAGATACGATACAATAGCAGTTGACATCCCATTTGTAGACAGGACGCAGAGAGATAAATGGAACACGATCTTCCGCAAGATCGGCAACGAGAACCCTGTGATCCTATCCCTCGACCCAACGGATCAACCGACGGTAGACTCGTGGTATTGCCAACTAGGGACGCCCCTTAGCACGGTCGCACGCCTCGCGGACTACTTTGATGTTGGTCGCCTCGTGTGGGAAGAGAAGGTCAGATGAGCAACTTTGAGCCCTCATCGTCTCAGGATTGGTATATGTTGGTGGAGTTCCAGCTAGACTCCGTCACCTTGCGCTATACCTCCGAGTTCCTTGTCTTGGACGATGCCACCGTATGGACAGGGTGGTTGAGGTCGATGACAGAACTCAGGCGCTCCTTGGGCTCCATATTGGATCCTCGCATCATATCCCCTCGGATGTCAATCACCCTCGATAACGCGAACAGTCAGGCGACTGACATCCTCGACGCGTACGACTTCGCCAACAGGACCGTCGTTATCAAGGCAGGATACGGGACGGCAGCCGCGAACTACGAGAACATCTTTACCGGCGTCGTCCACTTTCCGGGTGGAGTGGCTTGGGACGAACGGACCCTGACGGTCGAAATCGACTCAACGATCATCACCGACGACAGGGTCATCCCGATCAACAGGTTCTTCCCGTCGGCCTACCCTAACGTGGAGGAAAAGTCGAAGTTCTTAGCGATCCCTCTCGTATACGGCGATTGGCGGACGACGGCGGGAGGAGGAGAACAGGTAACATGCTTCCAGACAGATTCTACGGCGGGCACCGGCGGAGAGTTCACTATAGCAGACCATGCCCTCAAGGAGATCGAAGTCGTATACCTCGACGGCGTAGACATCACCGCTAATTGCACGCTAGATGCCGCCAACGCTCAGTTTACGATCACCTCGGGTACCTATGACCCCCTTCTCCAAACCGTCACCGCGTGCGTGCAAGGGGCCACTGACGACGGCACCACAAGCGGCACGATGATTATAACCATCCCGGACATAGTCAGCGACATCCTCCAGACACACTTATCCGTGGCGGCCGGGAGCATCGATTCCGCGGCGTTTACCGCGTGGGGCTCTGAACTCTCAGCAGATGACGACGGCCGGAGGGTTATTGACTCAGAACGTAGTGCTTTCGGGATCATCACCGAGGCCCTGATTGACGGGTTCGCGGATATGACGATCATCGACGGCAAGTATTTTCCTCTGTTCCGTCTGGTCGACGTGGCCTCCGCGATCCCCTCTTACTATGATTTCGACATCGAGGAGGCGGACGACAACGTCAAGATGTTCGGCGTGATAAAGGATCCGGAGCGGGTGTTCGCCAACCAGATCGTGGCAGACTACCGATATAATCCGTCGGGCGCGGAGTTCGCGCAACGGTACGACGTGGAGGACTCGGGCTCGATTGCTACCTATGCAACCCGTCGCCGGAGACGCTTGACGATGGAGTTCCTGTATAAAACGACCGGGGCAGAGGCTCGGGCAGACCGCGAGAAGTTCGTTTTTGGTCTAGAGAACGAGTCCATAAAGGTCACCCTCCGGTCTGTCGCCCTACAAAAAGAACCCACGGACCAGTTTAGACTCGTATATTCCAAGTACGACCTCGGGGGAGAGATCGGAGCACCCTTCCAGATACGCGACTCCCTCACCAACTTTAAGCGAAACACGATCACCGTCACCGCCTGGAACATGACTCAGCTTACACCCGGCCGGTGGACTGACGACTCAATCCCGTCATGGCTGCTTTCTAGCTCCTTTGAGCGGGTTTCATCGGGGTATTGGACAGATGCAAGCGGATACGCAGATACAACCGGAACTCCAGATGAGGCATCAAAACGGTCATCATGGTTCTAAGATATCCCTTGATGATATCGTTCCTGACTACGAGTCCCTGACAGGCCCCGACGGGAAGCTGTCTCAGGCGTCGTTCCAGACCGCTCAGCGCGTCTTGAGTGTTCGGCGCGAGGTCATGGACCGCCTCGGGGCGATCCGCGAGGTAGGCGCTAAGCTGCTGCGGCACGAGGCCGAGTCACAGGAGTGCTCGGAACGAATGTCAGAGGAGCTCAACGAGCACCGCAAGAAGGAGATCGGAGGCAGGATGCTTCAGGCGACCGCACGAGCGGAGTATTGCAGGGAAAAGATTAAACACTACGAGCTAGAGCTAGACCTATTCTACCGGAGCTTGGGGGGGTAATATGGCCTTTACTGATGTCCTGGACGTGGATGTGGGAGACGCTACGAAAGCGTCAGATTATGACACGCTGGCCGATAACCCAGAATGGCTGAGAGACAAGGCCGACGTCGACCACGACTTTGACATATCGACCGGGACCGGGTACCATAACGCGTCTTATGACGCGGCCCTCCACATGGTGAACGTAGACTCAGGGAACGAATCCGCCGGGACACTGTGGTTGGATCAGGACGGAGAGCTCCGTCTCAAAGTCGCGACCTCGACAACAACCCCCCCGACGCCAAGCTCAGAGACGGACGGCTACAAGGCGCTATTAGACAGTGGCGCGACACAGATTGATGGTACCCTCGCCAGCGGTGCGCTGACGGTTACTGGGGCGGCAACGGTAAGTGGGAACCTGACGGCAGGATCGGCAACAGCAGCAGAAAAGTCGCTGGACGTATTTGAGGCTGGTATAGGCTACGACCACATACAGTTGACCAATACTGCGGCCACGAACTACAGGCGGCACGGTATCGTAGCGGAACACGGCACCGATTCAGAAGAAGCGATGATGCTCATCAACAGCTTCTCAAAGAATGACGATTCTGACAACACGATCCGTATAGGAGGTGGCGTTCCCGCGTTCAATGCCGCTACGAACATCCTGTTCCTCACTGCCGCGAATGGTAACACGACCAATGGCACCGAGCGTATGCGTATTAATTCATCGGGGGACGTGGGAATAGGCACGGCCTCACCCTCGGAACATTTGGAGATTTACGGTGGGTCCGCAGGTGACGCAGCCATACAGTTAAATGAGTCTGGCAATTACCAGAGTCAAATTGTCCTGCGCGGAAATGATACGGAATTTCGTGGGTCCAGTGGGAAGATAGAATTTTATACCGGAAATGCTGATGGCGCATCATCGACAGAGCGTATGACAATCGATTCTACAGGGAACGTGCATCTTTCTATCAATAATAAATACCTGACTGGTAAGCTCACAGGTGGTGACACGAGGAACCTGATAGGTTGGGATGACGGGAACGCCGTGAAGATCAGTGACCTCGACATGGGTACGCTCAGGCAGGAGTATGCCTCAGCTTCTTCTGCGGCTGGTGCGCGTGTAATGTGGCGCAAGTCGAGAGGCACATCAGGCTCACAGACAATTGTAGCTGATGGGGATGACATTGTGACGCTGGAGGGGTATGGATACAACGGATCGGGTTATGATCCGGTAGCGTATATAAAATTCGAAGTGGACGGCACTCCGGGGTCATCCAGTGATATGCCGGGGAGGCTCACGTTTCTCACTACCCCAAACGCTACAGCCGATGTCGTAGAGCGTATGCGTATTGATTCAGCAGGGAACGTGGGGATAAATGAAGCGTCTCCTGCTGCATCCACCAATACAACACGGTTGCATATCAGCAACACCACTGCGGTTGGTGCTTTACGGATAGATGGCCAGACGGCTTCGGCACTTGAGATGGTGGACGAGGCGGCATCCAGCAGTTTCAGATTTTATTTCGATGACGATGTCATGTATATGCAGATGGGATCGACAGCTGATCCCACAACGTCGAACGCCAACTCAATGCGAATCGACGCTGCGTCGAACGTGGGGTTAAACGTTGCACCTGAAGCGTGGGATAGCGGCTACAAAGCAATACATATCAATACCCTCGCATCCATATCTGCCGGAAGTAACAATATTGTGCTTAGTACCAATGCGTATTATGGTGGCGGTGCTGCGTGGTCGCACATGAACACAGGCGTTGCTGCGGCTCTATATCTGGATGGGGGTGTATTCGCCGTCCGGAATGCGCCATCCGCATCAGCGGATGCGGATGTGGCGTGGTTGACTCGATTTTTAATCGATACGAATGGGCAGCAAACACATGAGACCGGCCACACAACTGGATACCTACAGACGCTGAACAATACGTACTCCTCTGCTGGTCCAAGTTTTATTAATATGTATTTTACTGCATCTGCCCCAGACAACAACTCCAACCTGTTCATAACCGCCGCAGACACCGGTGGACAAAAATTTGTAGTTTATTCCGATGGCGATGTTGCCAACCATGACGGCACATACGGGACGATCTCTGACCAGAAATACAAACGGGACATCGTAGATGCACGGTCATATTGGGACGACTTCAAATCGTTGCGGTATAAAAAATGGAAGGACAAAGTTGATGTCGAAACAAAGGGCAGTGACGCTCAATATCGTCTCGGACTGGTGGCACAGGATGTCGAGTCAGTGTTCCCTGCGCTCGTCCCAGAGTCGCCAGAGGACGAGGTGCATGAGGTTGATGTCCCTGCCGTACTTAATGACGATGGCGAAGAAATTGAACCCGCCACAAAAAAGATGGAGAGACGGCAGTCAGAGACAGAGACGTTCAAATGGGTCAAATCCTCCATAGTCGAAGGCCCGATTATGGCAAAAGTTGTACAAGAATTACAAACGCGAGTTGAAGCATTAGAGGCCGCAGAATAAAGGAGATTTTGTATGGCAACGATTAGTATTGAAGTCAGCGACGAGGAGGGGGCGGCCCTGCCTTTGAGGAAGGATGAAACCGTCACGCAGTACGTGCAGAGGATCATAGACCACAATGCGGCACGTGAGATAGAGGCGAAACGTCAGCAAGATTTTGACGCGCTGAGCGATACAAATAAGGATAAGGCAATCCAGGCCGGCCAGTCGTAACCACTGGTTAGGAGGAAGCTGAATCCTGACTATGATCCCGATGCCAAATACATTCCACGCGAAGATCGTGACGAGTGGAACCTGTTGGGGATGCTGGGTCAGGTGCAGATTACCAAAGGCCAGAGGGTCGATGACAGGTGGATCAAGATGACAGGCATCAGCGACACTGTCGAACTGTGGTATATCAGATAAGGAGATTTTGTATGGCAATTGTCAGTATTGAAGTCAGCGACGAACAAGCAGAGGCTTTGCACCTGATGACGGACGATGACGGGGAAAAGGAAAGCGTCACGCAGTACGTGCAGAGGATGATAGATTACAATGCGGCATGTGAGATAGAAGCGAAACGGAAGCGGGATTTTGAGGCCCTGAGCGATGAGGCCAAAACTGTAGCGATCAGCGAGGGGCAGAAAATTTGACCACTGGAGGTATCAATGGAAGATGAGATGCAGAGGGATTTAGAGAATGCTCAGACGCAGATACGCAACATCGAGCAGGAGTTGGCAAAGGTCGAGTTGATGCAGCAGAACCTTGCGAGGTTGCAGGGCGTGGAGGCATATCTCATCTCGAAGCTCGATCCTCCTCCCGTGGAAGATGTTCCAGAGCCAGCGGTTGACGGCAAGGTCGCGAAGGGAGGCGAGTGACATGGGCATGGAAGCTGCAATAGAAACGGTGCTCACATTTACCCTGATATCGTCTGTGGTTACCTTCGCCGTCGAGAACGTAAAGGGTGCCCTTGAGAACGAGGGGTTGTATGATGAGGTGATGCTGGGCATCGGTGTTACGATCTGCGTCGTATTTGACGTTCAATTGATCGAAGCTATTAGCGCCAAAAGCAGTGCGCTGCAAGTCGGGCCGTACGTGGATTATCTCATAGGTGGATCCGCTATGGCCGGTGGAGGTGCTCGCCTGCTCAGGAGGCTTAACCGAGATGTCTCATCGGTGAAGAAGGCCGGTGGGGTTGGATGATCATCACATTCAGCCTCCTCGCGTCTTTGGCGGCAGTCGTTTGGAAATGGATTAAGCGATGATAAGCCTTCTTGCACCGATGGTCGGCGGGATCGTCAATAAATTCGTTGACCGGATCCCTGACAGCAACGCACGGGCAGAAGCCAAGGAGACGCTAGAGAAGGAAATCATCACCGCGGCAAACAGTGCGATGCTGGCTCAGGTCGAGCTGAACAAAACCGAGGCCCAGCACAAATCTGTCTTCGTAGCAGGGTGGAGGCCGTTTATTGGTTGGACCTGTGGCGCGGGTATCGCATGGGCCATGGTACTGCAACCCATCGCTCAGTGGGGCGTGACGATGTGGGGGGATGGAGCAGAACTACCGACGATAGACACTGGGTATTTGATGGAGCTTATTATGGGGATGTTAGGTATGGGGGGGCTGCGGACTTTCGAGAAGATGCGCGGTGTGGCTAGGTGAAATGTGTCCAGCATAAAACCGGTGAAATCAGACGGGTCAGTGACCTGGAGGCTATGAGGCTAGTTTTTGCAGGAGGCTGGAGATACATTCAAAAAAGCCTGTGGAAGGCCCAGCGTGGAAGGGCTGGAGGGAAAAAGCAATGAGAGATTCCCATGGCGAACGCAGGCGGCAAACATGGTATGGGAGCGATCCCCCCCAGCAAATGGTCGAAAGCAAAGCTGGTCGAGGCATTCGAGGAGCAGGAGAGCCTCGTCCAAAAGCTGCGATCTCAAATCCGGGAAGATGCGCGGTCTCGCCCTCGACACAAAAAAATCAATGGCCCAGAGTCGTTAAAGAGTCCTGTGGTTAGAAGCAAAAGTCATTCTGCTGCTGCCGCCACGACGATTGTGATCTTCGGGTACGTTCCGTGGTACAGCCTGCTTGGGGTATCCTCTGCATTTACGCGGCAATGGTCACCGCTTTTTGGCAGCACGGAATTTATTGCAGTAGTCACAATGCTGGTGACGTGGATTTATTCGGAGCTAGATAACATATTCGGGAGGTCGTAGTGCCATCCTTTGGAAAGCAGTCGAGTGCAAAACTCTCCACCTGTGATGAGCGGCTGCAACGGCTATTCAATGAGGTTGTGAGACGATTTGACTGCTCAGTGATTGAGGGACACAGGGACAAGGCACGGCAGAACGCGCTCTACAGCGCGGACCCGCCACGGACTCAGGTGCAGTATCCTGACAGCAAACATAACGTACTTCCATCGCGTGGCGTGGATGTGGTGCCGTACCCCGTGGACTGGAACGATCTCCACAGGTTTTATATGTTCGTTGGGTATGTCAAGGGCATCGCGTCACAGATGGGGATTAAGGTGCGGTGCGGTGCGGACTGGGATGGCGACAATCAGGTCGGAGACGAGACCTTTAAAGACCTCCCACATTTTGAGGTATAGATAGATGCCTGACCCGTACTACTACAAATGCGAGCTGATGGGAAGGCGCGGAAAAAATGCGAAACAAAGACCTGCGGTTATTGATGGCGATACTCTCGACGTTCTGGCTGATCTGGGTTACGGTGTGAGGATGGCTTGCCGGTTGCGACTGGCAGGCATCAACACGCCTGAGTCTCGTACGCGGAATCTCGCGGAGAAAAGCCTCGGCCTCGCAGCGAAAAAGTTCCTGGAATCGGTCATTGCTGCATCTGACAGTATAGAATTTTTGAGTCACGGGACCGGCAAATACGGGCGCGTGCTTGCTACCCTGTTTGTGGTCAAGGGCAGCAAAAAAACTGACGTCAATAAACTGATGGTTCGTGAGGGTCACGCCCGTGAATACCACGGCGGAAAACGTGAGCCGTGGTTATAAGGAGGTCCATATGCTCGTATTCACCGAGGAGAAGGAGCGGAGCTACAACCGTAGGTCGGAGGCCGCTAGAAAAAACTTCGAGAATATCCTCAAGAGCCTGCCGAGGAAACAGCGGGAAAAAATATACGACATGATCGCCTCGGCACAAAGGGTTTCGAAGGAGTTGCGCACGCAAAGGCTGCGGTCTGACCTCCAGGCGGATCGAGTTGGGTGAGCTTACGCCCTCAGCTAAAGCCTTGTAGGGCAGGATCCACGAACTAGGCCCGGCAGGGGTAGTAACGTCCGCCGGGCCTTTCGTGTCTCAGATCGCCTCTATTGGCGTCATGCGTCCAGCTCCGCGAATCGGCCTACCGAGGCCTTCCTCTCGATATTCCATGCACCTGCCGCCCGGAGCCTGAACTCGATCAGGTTGGACGTGTGGATCCTGAACTCCTCGAACTCGGCGGTCCTCATACAGAGTTCTCCCGCGAATCCGCGTGCCTCGTTGTGCGGCCCGACATATATCCGCATGTGGACGTGTGCGCCCCTCCGTTCCCAATTGATTGCGTACGAGTGCTCCATTCAGTCCTCCATGATCATCTGTGTTACGCGGACTTCGAGGATGTCTCGGATCCCGGTAATCAGTTTGGATCGTTCCCGCGTGTCGGGGTGTGGGGGGTCTACGCCGAATAGTGTGATCTGCTCATTCATCGTTACCACTCCTTTCGAATGGCCTCGTTGATCTCGGCCGGTAGTTGGCGGTGGTACTTGTGGATGATCTTACGGCCGAGGGCCGCCTGTCCCGGTGACAGGGCCGGGGAGTTCGCCAGACTTCGTCCGATATGCGCGTCTATCTTATTGAACCCTGACCCGTCCATGCTGCTTGCTCCGTCGCACATCATGGCGAGTTCCCTCAACCCGTTGTGGATGTATGGGATCATTTCGGGGGGCATCTTCACCGCGTCCGCCTGTATCTGCTTCCTTGTGGATGTCTTGGGCTCTTTCGGGATCGCCGGGAGTTCCTTCTCCGGATGTTCGACATCTAGGGCATCATCAATCACCCGCTGTTTTCGGACGATCGTCTTAGCCATCTGAGATTCGAGGGACTCCTCCAGGACGATATGTTGCACGAGGACCGAGTCCGCTTGTCCGATTCTATGGCAGCGGTCCTCCGCCTGAGTGACGTTACCCGGTACCCAGTCGAGCTCCGCGAATATGACGTGGCTTGAGGCCGTGAGAGTGATCCCGACCCCAGCCGCCATTATCTGGCCTACGAACACTCGGCATGAGGCCGCCTTCTGGAACCTGTCCACGTTCACTTGACGCTCTCCGAGCCCCTCCGCCCCGCTGAGCTTCACAGGATCGAACTCCGCCAAACCCTCCATTAGACCGTTGAGCACGTCGTGGTGATGTGCGAAAACCACTACCTTGTCGTGGCTTTCGAGGGCGTCCCGGACGTGATTGACCACGGCAGGGAGTTTGGCGACCGCGATCTCATGACGGATTCGGGCCATTTCCGTGAAGGCGACACTCATACCTTTCTTCAGATTATCGACGGCGGTGTTGTATGCGTCCTCATCCTCCGACGCCTTGGCGAGTTCTACCTGTACCCGGAGGCCGGTCGTTCGCTCCTCATGCGCTTCCCATGCGTCCTTTTCCATCTGGATGATCTCGCCGTATTCCCCGTTAGACGGTATCTCGATCACCTGACGGACCTTATCAGGAAGCTCGGTCAGTACGTCCCGCTTGAGCCTCCGGACCATTACGGTCCGCCTGAGTTTGTCCTGTAGCTCATCGAGGTTGCACGCGCCTTTGAAGTCCCACCCGTGGCCGTTGTTATAGGCCCCGCAGTACTGCTTGGCGAAGTACCAGAAACTCCGCCACGTATTCCGGTCTAGGTTGGAGATCAGGGGCCAGAGTTCGACCGGCGTGTTCACGATCGGCGTGCCGGTCAGAAACAGGCGACGACGGCCCTTCAGCGAGTATACAGCCTTGGACCTCTTGGCCTTGTGGTTTTTCACGTAGTGCGCCTCATCGACGATCAGCAGATCAAACTCATTCTGGAGGACCTCGAAGGTCCCGGTAAACTTGATAGACTCTTTGGCGCGGGGTCCCGAGCCCTCTTTAACGACCTCCATGTGCCGGGCGAATACGTCGTAGTTGACGATCCAGAAAGACCCCTTTGGGACGTTCCGGGGCAGGATGTCGGAGGAGGCGAGGATTCGTGTTTTCATCTTACGGACGAGCCACTTGTCGGCCTCCCTTTGCCAGTTGAGCTTGAGGGACGCGGGGCAGACTACGAGGACCGTCCGAATAGCTCGATCAAGGTTTATCACTCCGAGAGATTGGATCGTCTTTCCCAACCCCATTTCGTCGGCGATCAGGGTCGCCGGTCGACTGCTTGCATACTCGATCCCTGCCTTCTGGAAGGGCATATATTCGAGGCCCTCGGGGGCCGGTATCTTCATCGTCGACGTGCTGGCCTTGCTGGCGGCGAGGGCCTCCTCTTGGCCCTTCTTAGCTACCTTAAGGAGCGCGGCGGTATCATCGTCCTTCACGTACTTCAGGAGCTTAACGGCCCGCTCGATATCATCGGTCCACCATTGCTTGTTCTCTGGATCCCATCTGAGACCTACAGCCTTCGGTATATCCTTCTCGCGGTAGGTGCAGATCATTACATATCTGCCCTCTCCCTCGTGGACGAGTTCCATCTTCAGCCCTCCAATATCTCGTTGAGTGTCTCGGCTACTGTTTCGACCTCAGCCGCCGCGTTGTCCATGTCCATTACGTGCTCGTTCATCTGGTCGCCCTTCTCCGACATCTGGATACTCTCGGGCATGTTGTCGAATGCGTCCTGTTCGTCGATCGAGAGTTCCTGAAGGTCCATGGCGATTTCGCTGAGTTTGCTCTGGATTGCTTCGATCTGTCTGCGACGTTGTCTGTTCATCTCCGGGTCCTCCTGTATAGGTCTCTGAAGTAGCACCATTCATCGTTGTCTAGATCACATATTACGTAGTCTCGCTCTATCTCGTCTCGGCCAGCCTTTGTTACGGCCTTGCCCTGATACACGAGGTCAGAAAGTATATCGGAGACTTTGTCATGGTGGAGGTCGAATCCTTTTATTTCCCTGTCCTCGTCGAAACCCCTGACTCTCCAGACCTCGCCCACTGTCGCCGTTTTCCCGTGTATTGTTAGAGTGGTCATCGTGTTGCCTCCGTGTTCGGGTTGGGTTATCGAAGGACCTGACGGGCGGCGTGTCGTGCTTTGGATCCGGAGACCCTCTCGGCGATGAACTGTTCCCGGTTTGCTTCACTGCTGAAGTAGCGCACCGGCTGTAAGGCTCCGAACCTGTTGCCCATGCGCGTGGACTGCACGCGGGCTCCGTACATTTCCCAGTCGGATTCTACTATCCTCCTAGTTGTCCGGAATACATCTACGCCGATTTCGCGACCTTTGTCGTCTTCCATGTCGAAAGAGATGCGCTCGACTGCGTTGCTGATGCTATTTCGATGGGTCATTGTGTTTCCTCCGTTTGGTGTGGTGTGCTCTCTGCCTGACATATATAATATAGCATAATGCTTGATGGATGTCAAGGATAAAGTGAGGGTTTTCTGAAAAAAAATAGGCCGCCCGAGGACAGGCGGCCAGTGGGGAGGATTGATCCTTGCGTGCTCTACCTCTCTTGGGGGAGCATCAAGACGCGCTCAGATCGCGGGCCCTCCGCATACATCTTGAACTCCCTCGATGCCGGGAAAGGGAAATCTGTATATTCTATCCGGGTCCTGTAGACCGCCCGCTCGTTGCCGTCTTCGCAGATCAACAGGGCCCCCGTGCCGCTTTTATTCTTCCTGAGGATCCACACCTGAAACTCCTCTACGTTGACCCTGCGTATCCGCTGAGCGAATGCGATCGAGTCTATTATCCAATACGCCTTGGCGATCTTGGCCATGTGCTCCACGCCCGAGGTGTGGTAGAACGTCCGGGTTATGAAGTGCCGGTAAAATTCCGTGGATCCGGTCGCGTGGGCGAGTTCATCCAGGACGTGCGCCACTGGAGGCGGATTGAGTATCTGTGTTGTCGTGACCATGTTCGAATCTCCGTGTTGTGGTGTTTTGCCCGGCGAGGCTGCCCGATTCTCGGCCCGTGTTCGGGTGACCTGCTCCGTTTACCCCACGTCCACTCTCGGGTCTTTGGCCCTCGCCGGGCCGGTTTGCCTACTTGAGTTCGTATCCGGCGTCTCTGATTGCGGAGACGTCCAGTCCGAGGACCTCCTCTGCGTGTTTGATACCCTTCTTTGTCAGATATACCCAGTAGCTTTTCCATTCGCCTTCATCCGGATCCTCTTCTGTCCAGACCATCTTTTTCTTTCTCAGGTCTCTCAGGTATCCCCGGCCGGGATAGCACTCATCGAACAGTGGGACTCCGGCCCAGTCTCCCGCCTCCTCGACGATGTATTCGAATGTTTCCTGTGTTCCTTTGGCCAGCTGCATTTTCTCGTCCTCCGTTTAGTGTGGTGTGCTCTCTCCGCCTGACATTTATAATATAGGTAAATGCTTGATGGATGTCAAGGATTATTTTGTCATCCCTCCAGCATCTTCGTTACCGCTTCCTTGGCGGCCGAGAGGGTCTTAAAATCCTTACGGATGATGGGTTTTGAGTTAGAGTCACACGCCTCCCAACGCTTAGGCTCAAATGCGGAGGTGTCGGAGGATATTATTTTCCCGATCGGATTTCCGTCTACAAGGATCACGTATCGAGCCGACTGGTACGTGTTCTGTGTGTTGTAGTAGGTCTGGCTTGCCGAGGTTTCGCGCTTGAACTTGATGGTCATTTTCTTTCTCCTATTGTGTGGTGTGCTCTCTCTGCCTGACATTTATAATATAGGTAAATGCTTGATGGATGTCAAGCACAAAGTGAGGGTTTTTTAAAAAAAAATAGACCGCCCGTTCTCGGGCGGTCTCCGGGGAGGTTGTTATGCGGTTTCCGATTCGTCATTGTGTTGCCTCCTTGTGGTGTGAGGCGGGTC